GAAGAGCGACATGGGCGCCGGCGGCAGCATGGAAAGCGCCAGGGCTGCGCATCCGTCTTTCAGCAACCGACTGATGAACAACGCCAGCAACGCGCTGATGATCCGCGGGTTTACACAGACGGCGGCAAAGCATATTGTGAATATGATCAATTACAGCACGTTTGCGCCGGCGATCGAGAACCTGCAGAAAGTGATGAATACGCAGCTGCTGACCGGGGAAGAAGATAACATCACAAAGCGGAACCTGTGGGCAGCGTTTGGCGAAGCATACGGCAAGGACGCGCTGGATTACCTGAAGAACTTCCAGCAGGCGATCAACGGCGGAGCGGACAGGGTGGAAAAGACACCGTATGACAAACTGCTGAGTACCTTCCGCAAGAGCGCGGTGGCCGGCAGTTTGAGCGTCGCGTTCCAGCAGCCTTTGTCCTATATCCGCGCGATCATGGTGATCGATCAGAAATACCTGGCGGCAGCCATGAGCCCGACGAACATGAAACGGGGAACGGCGGAGGAAATGCGGAAGTACAGCGGCGTCGCGGTGCTGAAAAAGCTGGGCAAGTTCGATATGGGACTGGGCCAAAGCGGACAGCAGTTTGTGACGCCGGAAGGATACAAGACAAAGGGCAAGAAAGCATACCAGTTCGTGAGCGACAAATCAACCATGCTGCCGGAACTGATGGACGAACTGACCTGGACGCGGTTGTGGACGGCGGCGAAACTGGAACAGCAGGAACTGAACAAGGACATGGATCCGAAGAGCGAAGCGTTCCTGCAGAAAGTGGCGGAACGGTTTAATGAAATCATCCGGTTGACGCAGGTTTACGATTCCGTGATGGTTCGCAGCCCGAACATGAGAAGCACACACTGGTTCGTGAAAAGCCTGACCAGCTTCATGGCGGAACCGACGCTGACGGCGAACGTGCTGGCGGACGCGGTGGTGAACGTGAAGGACAAGGGCGGCAAGGCGAAACTTATCAAGGCATGCGCAGCGTACATTTTGAGCGCGGTGGGGCAGGCGTTTGTGAAGGGCGTGATGAGCGCAGGACGCAGCCCGGACAAGAAAAAGACGTGGGACGAAAACAATGCCTATAAGTTCATGTATAACTTCATCAACGAGATCAATCCGCTGGGCCTGCTGCCGGGATACAGCGACATGATTACCCTGCTGAAAAAGGGCGAGCTGAGCGACGACGCGATGGGCGTGATCGGCAAGATCCTGTCTGCCGGAAAGAAGGGGCTGAACCTGATCAGCGGGAAGGAAGAGGATATTTACCGCGGGATCGAGGACAGCGTGGGCGTGGTAGCGCAGTTAATTACGGATATACCGTTTAAGAACTTGCTGCGTGACGCCCGGGCGATGCTCAACATGTTCAGCCAGGCGCCGTATGCGAAGCGGGCGACCAGCGGCGGCGTGCTGAAATACCAGCTGAAGAACCAGTTGTTTACGGCGGACAACCTGCTGGGCGCGCTGAACGAACTGACGGGCAGCAAGATCTACAACACGTCCACAGCGGCGTATTACGACCGGATCTATGAAGCGGAGAAGAACGGCAACGCAGGCGCGGCGGCGGGTATGAAGGAATACGTGACGCTGACCAGCAAGGCGAAGGATCCGGAAGGGGCATTGAGCGAAGCGCTGCGCGGGAAAGCAAAGAAAGATCCGGACCTGACGGGAGAAGAAAAAGCCAGGTTCCTGATGGACAACGGCGCGTCTGCGGACGGACAGAGCGATTACGTGATAGAACAGGTGAAAGCCGGCGAGATCAGCGCGAAGGACGCGGTGATACTGCTGAAGGAGATCTATCCCGGGAAGGACGAGGATACGATCTGGTGGACCGTGGACCGGGCGGTGTACAAGCAGGAAACCGGGGAGGACGCCGGCAGCGGGAAATATTACCGGCTGAAGCGCGCGATCGAGAACGGAAAGCAGGACGACATGACGCGGACCGTGGAAGAAATGGTGAAACACGGAATGGACAAAAAGGCCGTGAAGGACTGGATCGGCAAGGCGGACACAGGGTACAAGACAGCATACCTGGCCGCGACGGGAACGGAGAAGGACAAACTGCGGCTGAAACTGATCAAGGCGTACAAGGCCGCGGGCCTGACAGAAGAAGAAGCGATCAAAACGATCAACGGATGGAAACCGAAGAAGGAAACCAAATAAGGACAGGCGGATGGTGTACCTGCAAACACCGTCCGCTTTTTGTTAGGATAAAAGGGGAGGAAATGAGAAATGGCAAACGCATGTGTGATCACAACAGAAGCGCTGATCAAACTGTTCCAGCAGGCGCTTGACGAAAAATGGGGCTACATTTACGGCATGACGCATGTGAAATGGTCAGAAGCGCGGCAGAAGCAGTATGACGTGGCAAAGGCGAATGACAAGAACTGCCAGAAAAGCATACAGTACGGTCCGAAATGGTACGGCCATATCGTGACAGACTGCAGCGGGCTTTTCGCGTGGGCGTTCAACGAACTTGGCGGGAAAATCTATCACGGCAGCAACACGATGTACAAATCATACTGCGTGAACAAAGGCGCACTGGTGAACGGAAAGCGGAAGGACGGCAAGGAACTGAAACCGGGAACGGCCGTGTTCACAGGAACGGAAGGATCCCATGGCCATGTAGGGCTGTATATCGGCGGAGGGTACGTTATCGAAGCAAAGGGCGCGCAGTACGGTGTGGTGAAAACGCCGATCACGGACAAGCGCTGGACATACTGGGGAGAACTGAAGGGCGTGCAGTATGACGGAAGCGTGCCGGATCCGCAGCCGGCGCCGGAACCGGAACCGGATCAGAAACCGACACTGAAACGCGGCAGCAAAGGGCAGTACGTCACACTGCTGCAGACGGAACTGATCAACAAGGGATACAGCTGCGGACCGCAGGGCGCTGACGGGGATTTCGGCAGCAACACGGAAAAAGCAGTGAAAGCATTCCAGACGGAGCATGACGGACCGGACGGGAAGGCGCTGAAGATTGACGGCATTGTGGGACAGGCGACCTGGTGGGCGCTGGAAAATGCGCCGGAGCGCATGACCTACACCGTGACGATCAAGCATTTGACGTCGGACCAGAAGGACAAACTGATGAAGGAATACCCGGGCGCGACAATGGCACCGGAAAACTAAAGGGGGATGGAGAAAATGGAATGGATAGGACTGGCTGGATCAATAGTGACGGCGCTGCTGAGTTTCATGGGGGTGTACTTTTCCAATAGAAAGCAGACAGCTCTGATGGATTACCGGCTGCAGCAGTTAGAAAAGAAAGTCGGCGCGCACAACAACCTGGAAGGCCGGGTAATCCGCCTGGAGCAACGGGTGGACGACCTGCATGCATCATAAAAAGGAGGATAGGAAAATGAAACTGAGCAACAAGGCATACGACATTATGAAATTTATTGCGCAGATCCTTCTGCCGGCGATCGGTACGCTGTACTTTGCGCTGGCGCAGATCTGGGATTTCCCGTTGGCGGAGCAGATCGTGGGAACGATCACAGCGGTTGACGCGTTCCTGGGCGCGATCTTGGGCATCAGCACGATGAACTATAACAAGGTGAACGAACTGGAACGGGAAGCGGAGGAACAGTAAATGGACGACAAGTGCCGGAACTGCAATGACAACGACAAGTGCGTGCCATTTTTTGACGTGCAGAACACGATGATGCATTACAACTGGGCTAATCGGCGGATGCTGATCGCCCTGGTGTGTGTTTGCATTACGATGGTGCTGGTGGTGATCGTGTTTGCCACAAACCAGACGAAGCGGGAACAGATGTGGCAGGAAACGATCAAAAGCATGTACACAGTTGGGGTTGAACATGGAGAGCAAAACGCAGATCCTTGAAGCGCTGGACGAATATATCCACAAACGCAAGGACCGGGAAGTCATGGCCATATACCTGACGAATCACCCGGGATCGCTGGAAAGGATCGCGGAGGAATGCGGTGTGGATGTATCGACAGTGAAACGGACGATCAACCGGTGTTCATACATATACAGATACCTTCCTGATTCTGACCCGCGAAAGAACCGAAACTGAACTGAAAACACATTTTTATTAAACCGTTTGCGAACTGGCAGACGGTCTTTTTTATTGCAAAAATATAAGCAAAGAAACGGCGGAGGATGGGCGCATGTGGGTGAAAGCAAACCCTAACCCGTTAGGCAAGGCAGCGAACGACTGTGTGGTGCGGGCAATCGCAATCGCAACGGAACAGAGTTGGGGACGGGTGTATGAAGACCTGTGCCGGCAGGGGCGGAGGATGTGCGACATGCCATCCAGCAATGCGGTGTGGGGAATGTACCTGCAGGAAATGGGGTTTGAACCTTTCCTGCCGCCGGAAAGCTGCCCAAAGTGCATGACGGTGCGGGCGTTTGCAAGCCGGATGCCGGAAGGGACATACATTATCGGAACCGGGACGCATGCGGTTGCAGTTATTGCGGGAAACTATTTTGACAACTGGGACAGTGGGGACGAAACAGTGACCTATTACTGGAGGATCAGATGATGTTTAACAGCAACATGATGAACACTTTCCCTTATATGATGAACTATCAGCAACCGAAAACAGATATCGGCCAGGTGAACAGCGAGCAGGAAGCGGTCAATGCATATGTGGCAGCGGGATGTTCAAAGATCCTGTTTACGCCGGACGACCGGACAGTGTTTGTGAAAAGCGTGAGCATGAACGGACAGGTGAGCATGGACATTTTCGACCGGAGGGTACCGGCGCCGGCAGCGCCGGAACCGGAATATGTGACCAAAGCGGAACTGGCGGCAGCGATCGAAGCGCTGAAAGCACCGAAGCGGACAACGAAAAAGGAGGAACCGGAAGAATGAGCATTTTTGACAGACTGAACGGCGGGCAGGCGAACATGCAGGACATGCTGCGGCAGTTGCAAAGCGATCCGCGGGGAATGGCGCAGAAGGCCGGTTTCAATATCCCGGACAACCTGATGGGGAACCCGCAGGCGATGGTGCAGCATTTGATCAGATCCGGACAGGTGGGCGGACCTGCGCTGCAGCGGATCATGCCGATGATGCAACAGATGGGGATACGGTGATTTGATTCAGCAGGCGCGCGGCTGATGAAAATAAAAAAATGAAAAGGAGAAAAACAATGGAAAGTAACGGTACTCAGATGTACATGCCCGTAGCGCCGGCCAACTATAACGGCGGGATGGGTGATTTCGGCGGATCCGGCTGGTGGATCATCCTGCTGCTGCTTTGTCTTGGCGGCGGATGGGGGAACGGTTTCGGCGGATTCGGCGGCAACGGCGCCGGTTTTGTGAACGCGGACGTGCAGCGCGGGTTTGACCAGAGTGCGGTCATGACCGGTGTGAGCGGCATCCAGAACACACTGACGTCCGGTTTCAGTAACATGCAGACTGCGCTGTGCGGCGGATTTGCGAATGTAAACGCGGCGATCAGCAACGGTTTTGCGCAGGCGGAGATCGGGGAAAATGCCCGGCAGATGGCCAACATGCAGCAAATGTTCGGACTGAGCAATCAACTGAGCCAGTGCTGCTGCGACAACCGGCTGGCGACCTGCCAGACGCAGAACATTGTGCAGAACGAAGGCGCAGCGACGCGGCTGGCGATCCAGCAGCAGACGCAGGCGATCCTGGACAAAATGTGCCAGGACGATATCAACCGGAAGGATGAGAAGATCCTTGAACTGCAGAACAGCCTGAACATGGCGAACCTCGCGGCGAGCCAGACACAGCAGACCGCGACGATCCTGGCCGCGCTGACGACAACGACGCCGGCAGTGGCATAAGGAGGGCTGGACAATGTACGATGGCATTTGCGAAGCGATCCACAGGGAACTGGACCGGCTGGACGAAAAATATTCCAAAGGGAACGTGCAGATGAACAACCAGGACCTGGAAAACATCGACAAGATGGCGCACGCAATGAAAAGCATTGCTGCCTATGAAGCAATGAACGGCGCCAGCGAATACGACGGCGGATCTTATGCCCGCGGCCGCAGCCGGACGACCGGCCGGTACATGAGCAGGGACGGCGGCAGTTATGGTTATGACCCTTATCACGGATATCCTGAGATGATGGACCGCAGATAAAAAGATGGTGCAGAAATGCACCATCTTTCTTTGCGGTATCTGACGCCCGTTTGACGCCCGTTTTTACATTTTTTAAGCGTTTTTATGGGTTTTATGACACTTTTTTACCAGTAAAATTAGGCAAAGAAAAATCCCTGAACGCTTTGATATCAAAGGGTTCAGGGATCGTATGCCCGGCAGGATTCGAACCTGTGACCTTCAGAGTCGGAGGCTGATAAATAAACACCTTAGTATGCAGGTATTATATGGCATTGCGGCTTTTGCGAGCAGTCTGCTGACGCCCGTTTGACGCCCGCTGAGGATTGTTAAAGGCGTTTATGCTTTTTACTGCGGACTGAATACGCAGATCTGTAATGTGATCATAAATGCGGAGGATCATCTTTTCATCAGCGTGACCCATCCAACGGATGGCCAGTTTCATATCGACGCCGGCGTCGCGCAGCATGACACAAAAACTGTGACGAAGATCATGCGGGCGGACGGTCCATTGTTTCCAGTCCATGAAGCGGAGGGCATCCGCTTCATTTTTCTTTCCTTTTGCGAGCAACTGCTGGATCTGATCATACCGGCGCGGATCGCGGTCACGGTAGGATTTATCAAGGAAGTACCAGCGCTTTTGTGTGCAGTTATTCAGCATCAATTCAATGGAGTTCTTCCAGTCGTTCCAGGCATTGCGAAATTCCGTTTCGCTGCAGGCTTTCCCTTTTTTGTTTGGCAGGATATAACCGGACAGATCTTTGACATATGGATCCAGCTTATTAAAGATCGGGATCTGACGGGTGCCGGCGTCAGTTTTCGGATCGACAAAAGAAGGCTGGTTATTTTCAAAGCGGACGGACTGGTTAACACAGATCTGCTTATTCTTCACATCAGCACCAGTGAAAGCGAGCATTTCCCCGCGACGAAGGCCGGCATACAGCATCAGCATGGCGCCGGCCTGCATGCGGTGGGGAAAGGTTTCGATGATTTTCCGCTCCCATGGTTCAATGGCGCGATGTGTGCCGGCAGTGCCTTTGTGCGGTTGAGCATCTTCCTTGTCAACAGGATTGGACCGGCAGTATCCGTTTTCGATCCCTGATGCGAAAAGGGCGCGATACAGCATCCGGGCGCGGTGAATGGTGGACGCAGAATAACCGATATAATGCGACCATACCTTTTTGATATCCAGGGGCAGGACGGCATTCATGTATTTATCCCCACAGACAGAGGTAAGCGCTTCAATCTGTTTGGCGTAATCGTTATAGCATTTATCCGATACGGCAGCCTTAGCAACAGGCAACCATTGTTCAGCGTAATCGGCCACAGTGATGTTCCGGATCTGGTCAATACCATGCTCACACTGATATTTATATTCATCCCGCAGGCGCTTTGCTTCATCAGGGTTATCAGCATAAAAATACCGGCCATGATATTTAGCCTGATAGCGGCCATCAGCGCGGGGAGGTTTGGTTTTAGGCATTATTCAGAATCTCCTTATAAATCAGAAAAGGAAAGAAACTATTTTTCGTATACGCCGCTTTCATTCAGAAGGTCATAAATATCCTGAAAAAGATAAGTCTGATCCGTACCTTCGCAACGTGAAAAGTAAGGGCAGCCATCGCACATATCAATGCAGCGGCAGCGAGTAACGGCGTCATAAATCTTCTGAGTACGTTCGGCGGGAAAACCAATGTCAAGCATAACTTCATAAAGATCAGAGAGAATGACGTCAAGATCTTGGCCGGTGCACTGGTTCCATAACGGGCAGCCAGCGCCGCAATTATTATTATTAAAAGGATCGCCAAGATTAATACAGTGTTTCAGCGCTTCAAGGGCTTTTTCTTTCGTGGAATACATAAAATCACTCCTTATTCTCCACAGTAACCAACAGGGCGGCCGGCGACGACAACGGAGGAATAGTTTTTCCATCCGCCATAAATGTCCTTTTCATCCAGGGAACGGATCTCAACGTCTGAGGGATGAAACAAGGCATCCGCTTTTCCGATAAACCTTTGCAGTTTGGTGTGGGTTTCCGCGACAAACGCTTTCAAAGCGTCCATGCTATCAAAAGTCTGAGTGTCTTTGAAAGAGGACGATAAAGTGCTGCGGATCGGACGGAAATTGACAACGATCCGGACCGGTGGCCGATAGCAGAGGAAATGATAAGCGAAACAGTTTGCTTCTTCTGTCCAAACAGATTCCGGGACGGTGCCGTCGTGCTGCAGGATCACATGGGCCAACTGATGAGCCAGGGCGGAACGCAGGGCGTAATGCGGCAGATCAGGGTTATAATAAATGATATAGCACAAATGCCCATTGCGGCGCTGGACGCAGGTGAAAGCATCCTGATCAACAGGCGCGTCACAGGATATGAGCAGCACGCGGGGCAGCCGGCGGAGGATCCGCAGCGGATCGGCCGGAAAAGAACCGACGGAATAACGGGCATAGGTTTCCTCAGCTTTCCGGGCGGCGGCATTATAATCAGGGATGATCATCCGGATCCGGTTCCTCCTTGTCAAAATATTCAGCGTACCGATTGAACATGGCGCGGACAACAGCCAGCGCCTGCTCGCGTTCCGCCTGCGGCAGCCGGTCAATACCTTTGGCCAGGATGCGCGCTTCAGACGTAACGGGCTGATCATTAACAGGATCATCCGGCGGAAGATCATCGTAACCATAAAAATACGATGGGACTGTATTAAGAGCTTTTGCTAATGCAGCCAAAACATCAGGTTTATATGACTGGATATAGTTGCTTTCATAACGATAAACAGTAGCGCGGTTTTTGTTAAGCAATTTGGCAAGGTCGTCAACAGACAAACCGAGCTCAAGACGACGGTTCCGAATACGGTCGGCGATCGTCATACGCATCACCTCCACGACCATTATACATAATTTCGCACAAAATGCAAATTTACTATTGACAAATGCGACAACAAAAATTATTATGATGGTGTCGCAGAACATGCAACAAGAAAGGAGCAGAAAAATGATAAATAAGAAAGAATTACGAAAGTCACTTATTATTCATGATATAAGTGTGCCTATGCTTGCAGAAGCAGCAGGAGTAACAGAATCAACAGTATATAGATGGCTGGCGAACCCTGAGAAAATGAACGTAGGGACGATTGAGATAATCAAAAACCTTACGCAAATGAACAAGCAGGAGTTCACCAGTATTTTTTATCCCGAAACAGTCGCATAAAATGCGAATAAATGGAGGGAAAGAAATATGACGCAGCAGGAAGCGATCGAAGAACAGCAGCGGCTGGAACTGATCTACGGGAAAGAAAAATTAGGCTGGTGGTTCGGGACGCGGTGTGAAAAATGCTGCGGTGTTTATCCGAGGTTTCAGACGAGAAACACGAACGATAAATATCACGATGCCTATTACAAATGCGATGTTTGCGGAAAGCAGACAGACTATTACGGCATGCCGAGCCAGGCGGAAGAAGCATGGAACGGACACAAGTATTTGGGTGAAGGCGTTCAGATAAGTTTTCTGTGAGGAGGGAGCAGCAGCATGAAGGAAAATGTGCTGCAGCGACACGAGCGGCTGCAAACGGATAAAAAGATCGCGGACTTCATGGTGAAGCAGAAACAAGGATATGAATTTAAGAAAGCATACGCCAGGATCCGGGCGGAGGAGTTTATCCGAGAATGTGACAAGCGGGAATTAAACACACATGTGAGCGTAGGAGGTCTGGACAGCATAACGCTGCTTTGTTTCCTCAGATCTATCCATATTGATGTACCAGCGATTTCGGTGTCTTCACTGGAAGACAAAAGTATTCAAAAAGTTCATAAGCAGCTGGGTGTGGAGATTGTTCATCCGATTAAGCCAAAGGTAAAAGTGATCAAAGAGTTCGGTTATCCAGTGCTGAGCAAGGAAATCGCGGGGAAGATCGCGCTGCTGCAGAAGCAGACACCAGAAAGCGCAACAGTGAGACATGCAATCATAACCGGGGAAACAGGAGAGTATGGCGGAAACAGAACCGGGACGAGGATGCAACTGAGCAAAAGATGGCTGGAGAAATTCGGAGGGGCTGATCCGGAGGGCGCGGCAAAAGGATATGCAAAAGCGCCTTTCCTGGTGAGTGACAGATGCTGTTATTACCTGAAGGAAAAACCGTGCGACGACTGGGCGAAAGCACACAACAGCGTGCCATTTCTGGGACTGATGGCAAGCGAGGGCGGACGAAGAAGTAAAAGCCTGATGATGAACGGATGTAACTATTTCGGGGAGAGCACGATCAGGAGCGCACCGTTTGCGATATTCATGCGGCAGGACTTGCTGCAGCTGGCAATCGACATAAAGGCACCGATTCCGGAAATATACGGAGAGATAGTGAGGGACATGGACGGAACGCTGCGGACGACAGGAGCGCAGAGAACCGGATGCAGTATGTGCGGTTTCGGGATCCAGCTAGAAAAGAGACCTCACAGATTCGACAAGCTATATAAACAAAACCCGAAAGAGTGGCATTTCTGGATGATCGACATGGGATGGGGAGAGGTGCTGGACTATATCGGCGTCGAGTGGAGACCTGAAACACTAACGGAAC